GTGATTTTCTTTTGCCCATTGTTTTAATTTGTTTTTACAATTTCTTATTGTGTTATAAATTGATGTAAATGATATGCCTGATTCCCTAGACATTTTACGCATTGATATTCCTTTTTTTAAATATACTGAAAATAGCATCTGATCGTAATAGTCCCAAGTTGCTATGTAATCAAAATATGGTTTAGTTGATTCGATTATTAAATCATCGGTTAGGTAATCTGAAATTAGATATTCAATCTCCTTTGTAAACTCAACCTTTATTATTTTTACCCTTGATAAATCAGCAGTTAGGCTTCGTAATGTGTAATAGAAATAAGCCTCATTAATTTCTTTATTCTTTTCTAAAATCTTAATGTACGCTTCCTGTACTATGTCTTCAGCATAAACCACCTCGCCAAACTTTCTGACAATGTTAATCCAATGTCTATGTCGCTTAACAAGGTGATCTATTGCATTCACTTTATATTTTTTAGAACTAGGTTTTTTGTAATTCGTGATTTAAATACCAAATTGCTTTTTCCAAATCTTGCTTTTTATTTCCTTTCTTATCAGCTCGCAAAATATACTTTATTGAATTGCCAAGATTAAAATTTAAATCAAAAGAATCAATAATATCAATAACCTCAATGCCTTTGCTTTGATAATGTTGTGGGTGATCTATTAAATTATTACTCATGCGCAAAGTTTAATAAAAATTTATTGCAATTCCAAATAATCTTTAATTTTTTTTGTTTGTCTGTAAGCTGGATATGATGATCCATTTTGCATTAAGATTCTATTCTTATTTATTTCAAGGCTAAAATTTAAATCTAAATAGGTAGCGCAATCAATTTGTATTTGTCTTGTTGGATATTCTAACATTTTATCTATCCATTTAATTGCATTTCTATGATTTTCTTTCAAATCTCATCTGCTTTAAACTTTCTTATTAGTTCCTCGCAATCTTCCAACCTTCTAACTATCGTGTAATAATACCCATGTGCAAGTGCTATCTGTTGAAATGCTTTTTGATTCGGTTGCTGGCTTCCTTTTTCAATCTTAACTTCAACAAATAAACCTTTCCAGTTCTTATTAGAAATCATCCAAAACATATCAGCTACTCCAGCTTTAGCACCTTCCATTTTTAATTTTATTGCCACAAGCCTGTGCCTTGCTCCTCCGTTTGGAATCGAAAAATAATAAAAGTCTTGCGTAAAATCTAACCAATGACAAATGGCTACTTGCAGTTTATGCTCATATTCATTTCTCATTTGATTTTTGGTTTTTGATTTTTAGTTCTTAATTCAATTTTACTTAATGTTTTTAATGGTTTATTAATTATAGAATCTTCATTCTTTTTATAATAATATAATTGTATTAACCAAGTTGGAATTTCTTTTTTAATAATTTTTAGATATGTAATAAGTTTTTTTAATTCCTGATATGTTTTTTCATTAGTTAAAACATTGTCATAAATATATTTATCATAACCAGGCTTTTCTATTTCAATGAATTTATCAAATTTTTTCTTTAACAAATTTATTACATCATCAGTAAAAGTAATTTTTTCAAAATAATAATAGGTTTTTAATAAATCATAAGGTTTATATTTTAACATTTGTTCAATTGTCCAACCTTGATAAGTATTATTGATGCCATCCATCTTACTTTTTAAAGTTAACTTTCTCAAAGTAATTTTATCATTTATCATTTTGTTTTTGTTTTAAGTGGGTGTTCGGAATTTCCGAATTTGTGTTTTATAAGGTTCTAACCTTAATTTTTTAAAATATTATCAGGCTATTGCCTTATAATTAACCTACCATGATTCGTATATAATCTCAAATCAATAGTATCCGTAAATATATCTTCATCAGAATTGATTCCAAAATCATTATTGATTATTTTTTTTTCTAATGTCTGATTATTTTTTGTCGAGCAATAATAAGCATAGCAAATTAATGCCAGCGCAGTTCCGTAAATTAATTTTCTTTTCATTTTAAAATAAGTTAAGTTGAACTTTTGGTTGATAACTTGAATCGTACTTTTTGTTTTCTCCTTTCGGATAAGATTCAATCTTGTAATTTAAACTTTTTATAAATTGCTTTTTAAATTTACCCATAAAAAAAACATATCGATGCTTTCTTGGTCTTTCTACCATTTCAAATTTATCTGAACTTCTCATTTCTTCAGTTGTATATTTATCGCATAAAGATTTACTATGAGAATTTGAGCCAATCAATTGCCATTCAGTCATTTTAACTGATAAACCAGTGTAAATCCAATTAGTTGCTTGATAAATATAACCGTTATGATTCATTGATGTATCTGCATAGCTGACAAGAATCATATTTTCTTTAATCATTTTTAGACATTGTGATACAAAGAAACTCAAAGTATTTTTCTCTAATCCATCATTTACGCAAAGTCGATTTAATTCATAAACGTAGTGGCTATTTTCTTTTCCACAAATACCATCGCATAAACTTGGACTCGCTGGCTTACCTATTGTCATTATTCCTATCAATCTAATATCTTCGTATAAACCAAAGGCATAAGATATACTTGGAATACGTTTGGCATAATGCTTATTTAATAACCAATCGTATGTCATATCGCTATTAATAGACAAAACATGATATTTGTCAGGAATTTTCATATTTCATTAGGTTTAATATTTCCATCTTGATCAATAAAGCAATCAAATGTAACTAAAGAATTAATAAATTTAATATATCCTTGAGTTTTGCAATGCAATTTTCTTTCTTCAACATCTTGAATATTAGAATACTTATTCCAAAGTTCAATTTTTTCTTCTCTTGAAATTGTAGGTATTTTGAATTGTTCTAAATAATCAAATAGAATTGATAAGCCTCCAGCAATAAATGTAAACTTCTTATCGTTTTGTTCGCAGAATTTTATTTGCTTTGCATATTCATTGGCTGTATCAATCGCTTGCTTCTTTAATTCTTGATCACTTGGTTTTTCTTTCATTAATTCTATTGGTTTAGGTAAATTTTTAATTTCTTCTCGTGAATAATCTAAATAAGCATTCATAATTCTACCAAAGTATTCGCAAGAAAAATTCTCATAACATTTAGTATCTACTTGTAACTTTCCAGCAACTGCCATTTCAAATGCTAGTTTTATTTCTTCACAAGTATTATTACCAAAATTAGATTTTACAAAATTAGTTAGTACAAATTTTTCTTCTTCAGTAGGTAGATTGTTTCCGCGTAAGCCAACCAAAAGCATCGAGTAACGTAATGCTTGCTTTATCGTATCTTCGTTGCTTACACGCAAAGTATGGCCTATCTGTGCTTGTTGTATTTCTATTGCGTTACCACTTCCGTAACGCTTCCATTCTTGCTGCACTGGTACCAAGTTTTGGCTCATTGTTAGAATTTCCATTATTGTTAAATTTAGTTTTGTTTGAGATCCAAGTTTTTATTCTTCTTTCAATATTAAAAAATTTTTCTAATTCCCATCTTTCCTTTCCTGATTTATTTTGTTCAGTCCAGTAAGCATAGAAATTATCATAGTCATCACCTAATTCAAAAATATGTGGAGTTATTATATCTATTAACTTTACTTTACTTTCTTTTACTTTACTTAACTTTACTTTATCAGCGTTACGAACATGTTCTGAACGTGTTACATTTTCCGTAACTACTTGATTTTCACGCCATTCAGAAATACGTTTTGCGTTTTTTTCTTTAGAAACTTGATACTTTTTACTAAAGTTTAGCAATTGTTTGTTGAAAGTTTCACCATTGTTTGAAGAAATTAAATCAATTTGTTCCATAAACTCCCAAACTTTTTCTAATTTTTTGCCAACATTTAACTGATGTTTTAAAACATTTGTCTTTATTGGTTTTTCTTGTAATGCAAGTTTTTCTAATAAAGTATAAAATAATCCAAGACCTTCATACCCATATTGAAGATATAATTCAGTAATTTTTTCATCGTTAAATGAATTAGAATCATGCAGATAATATTTCATTTTTTAAAAATAAAAAAGCCAGTCTGCGTAGGAGTGCAAAACTGGCTTTGGTTATTAAACCTTATTAATTACCCAAGAACTCCTACCCTCTTGGACAATTATATTACAAATATA